TTATATACCATCTGAATTTGAAAATCTTAAAAAAACTATAATAGATGGTGATTACGATTCTTCTTATTGTCAAATGCAAACTTATTATAAATCTTGGGATTATGCTTTAGACCCGGCTGAAACTTATTATGTTTCACTAATCTTTAAAATTAAAAATGATTCTAACTATGTTTTAATGGCACCGTCACCAGTATTGGTTGACCCAACAAGAAGAATGTCACCAACAAACAAACATATTGTTCTAGAAAGAAAAGATATTCAAATGCACCACGGTTCTTACATTAGAGATGACATAAGAGCTAAGTTAATAAATAGTTCAGCGTCAGTTAATTTTACAAATGATATAGATAAAATAGTAAACCATTATAATAGTTGGAAATACCCTGAAAAAGTTTTATGGGGTGGATTACCAAGTACATTACATAACGTTAAAAAAGTTAAAAATTTATTTAATGAAGTTGAACGAGTTTTTTGATAAGATTTATTGTATAAATCTAAAACATAGAGTTGATAGGTGGGAGAATTGTGATAAACAATTTAAAAAATATGGGTTAGATGTTGAAAGATTTGAGGCGGTCAACGGTAAGGAATTAACACCTAACGGTAGTAACGGTTTAATGGCCGGTGAAATAGGTGTAATTCGTAGTAACTATAACGTTATTAAGGATGCTAAAGAAAACGGTTATAAAAATATAATCATTTTTGAGGACGATGTTGAACTGTGTGATGATTTTATTAAAAAATTTACAAACTCCTTCAATAAGGTACCTAAAGATTGGGGTTTTATATACATGGGTGGTAATCATGTCGGTGGTTTATCAATGGTAAATGATAGTGTAGCGATGATGAACCATAGTTATGCTATTCACGCAATATGTGTGAATGAGATGGTATACGACCATATATTAGAAATATTACCTAACGAAAAGGAACAGGTAGATGTTACCTACGCTAAATTACAAAAGATATTCCCTAGTTATGTTTTTAGACCACACTTAGCTTGGCAAAAAGATGGTCACTCAGACATACAGGGCGGATACCAAAACTATGATTTTTTAAAAAGATGATAACAAGTTACTTACAAGGTGGACTAGGCAACCAAATATTCCAAATAGTTGCAGCGTATTCACACGCTATTAAAAACAACGATACAGCTTTTTTTGATTTAAATAATTCACATACACCTCTCCAAGGACAAAACATATCTAAATATAAAAATAATATATTTAGTGAATTTAATCACATGGATAATGTTTATGATGTTTGTAATAACACATTTTCACAACCTGGGCATTCTTATTGTGATATACCGTACTTTACCAATCAACAACTACAGGGGTTCTTTCAGTCAGAAAAGTTTTTTTTAAACGTTAAAACAGACATTACGAACAAATTAATAAATGGTATTAAGAATGAGAAAGAAAAGTATGAAAACGTAATGGATTTTATAAACGAATTAAAAAAACATAATAGAGAACATAAATTAGTTTCAGTACATATAAGAAGAGGTGATTACATTAAATTCCCAACCATTCACACTCTTTGCGGTTTAGATTATTATAAAAAAGCACTATCTTTTATGAAAGAAAAAATAGGCGATTTTACACCTATTTTTATTTCCGATGATAAACAATGGTGTTTTGATAACTTTAAAGGTGTTATATCACCGTTTAATGATGAAATTGAAGATTTCATATTAATGTTTAATTGTGATCATAATATAATAGCTAATAGTAGTTTTTCATGGTGGGGTGCTTATCTGAATGAAAATAAAAATAAAATTGTTATAGGACCTGAAAAATGGTTTGGCCAGGTCGGACCACAAGACCAACAGGATACTATACCTAATGATTGGATTAAAATTTAAATTATGTTATTAGATTTAATAGTACTAAAAAATAAATATAACCTAAATATTAAAGGAGTATTACATATAGGTGCACATTATGGACAGGAACTTTCTACATATGAAAATGTTGAGATAGATAATGTTATGTTTTTTGAACCCTTACCCCATACATTTGAAAAATTAAAAGATAACACAAAAGGTAAAAATGTTATTTTAGTTAATACAGCTTTAGGTAATACAATAGGTGAGGTGGATATGAACGTAGAGTACGTTAATCAAGGGCAGTCCAGTTCAATTTTAGAACCACTTATACATTTACAACAGTACCCACATATTAGATTTAACGATAAAATAACCGTTAAAATAACTAAATTAGATACATTTATAGAAGATAAGGATAAATATAATTTCATTAATATAGACGTACAGGGTTACGAATTAGAAGTTTTCAAAGGAGCCTCGGAGTATCTAAAAACAATAGACTATATAATAACAGAAGTTAATAGAGGTGAGGTATATAAAAATTGCCCAATGGTAGAAGAATTAGATGAATACTTAAAACCTTACGGTTTTGAACGTGTTGAAACAACATGGGATGGTGTTACATGGGGTGATGCTTTCTATATTAAAAATAATGAAAAAATTTAATATAATAGGATCCCCATTTAGTCATGCACACACATCTACATGGTGGAAGAAATCTAATGTTCTTGAATGGGATTATGGTGGTACGTCTAACGATACTACTTTTTACGTTGATTACGGTTTAAATGAAATAGATAGTCAGAAACGTGACGGTAAAAAATATGGATGGCTACTAGAGTCAAACTCAATGTTGGGTGGTTTAATAGATGATATAAAGAAAAATCCAAATCAGTATTTAGATAAGTTGGATTTTATATTCACTTGTGATGGGGAATTATTATCTATGGATAATAGATTTAAATGGTCACCAGGTTATGGTGTATCTGTTGAAGTATATGGTGGTAATGAAAAGAATAGAATCATATCTATGATAACATCAGATAAACGGATGACAGAACAACAAAGATTCAGGGTTGATTTTGCTAACAAAAATAGGGGTATTATGGACCTTTATGGTAGGGGTTATAAACCTATAGACAATAAAAATATTGGTTTGGATAATTACATGTTTTCTGTTGCCATAGAAAATGCCATATACGATACTTATTTTACAGAAAAGGTTTTAGATTGTTTCGCTACTAAAACAATACCATTATATATGGGTAGTAGGGGTATTACTAAATTCTTTAATGAGAAAGGTATTATTTTTCTTGAAGATATCAATTATAACATAATTAATATAAATGAAAGAGATTATATTGAAAGATTAGAGTATATCGAGGATAATTTCAATAGAGTTAAGGAGTATGATATATTAGATGATTGGATTTATAAAACATATATAGAAAATGAGTAAGATACCTAAAAAAATACATTTGATATGGTTAGGTGGTGAGAGACCAGTTAAGTTTAACTACCTAGTTGATGAGATTAAACGAATTAATGATGATTATGTAATTATAGAATGGTTCGATGATAATATAGATTTCGAATTGAAAAATCAAAAACTATTCGACGAAACACAAAATTTGGGGGCTAAATCTGATATACTTAGATTTGAATTACTGTACAGGTACGGTGGCATTTATATGGATTACGATTTCTTACAGATTAATAAATTTGATTCTCTTTTAAATTATGAATTTTTTGCTGGAACTAACAAAGATTGTCCTAATGAGGTATGGAATAGTATTATAGGATCAACTGAGGGTAATGAAATTTGTGAAAAATTCTTAGACGGTTTGAAGGGTGTAAAACCTTTAATGAAAATGGAGATTGATAGAATAATGGAAGAAACTGGACCGTACTACCTAACAAACCTTGTGTATAATAATAATTGGTCTTGTAATTATAAGATTTTAATTGGCGGTAGTTTCTTCGCCTTCCCGGCGACAGAAAGATATAAGATAAGAAATTTATCACAAGATAACATTAACTATGTAAAGTCTTTTGCTACCGATAACACTTACTGTTTACACCTATTCACAACTACATGGCAATAAATAACATATGTGAAGTACCTGAAACGTTTTTAACTAGAACGAACCACGAATACCCACCAAATAATAAAATGGTTTTCGAAGAATATTTCTTTAATAGGTATAAAGAGGTTAACCCTGATGTTGATAGGATTTATTTACCGATACAGTGGACTAGTTTTTATGTTTCTAGGGATTATGTGAACCACAGTGTACAGGATTTACAAGATTTTTTAAATACCTTACCAAGGGATAAAAAATACTTCACTATTGTACAATGGGATGACGGTATTTTAGATATTGCCAGACCATTTGATAAAGGTAAGCCTGTTTTAAATTTAGATGGACTAGATATTATAAAATTTTCTAGTGGTGGCGTAGGTGATTACCCAATACCGTTAATAAATCAACCCCACGAAATGGTTGTTAAAGATAGGGATATATTCTCATCATTTGTTGGCCGTATGACACATCCATTAAGACAGGAGTTGGTAAAATACACACAAAATAAACACGGTTACTTTGTTAAAAATTTACTTGGCTTTCCACAGTTTAAGGATGTGATGGAAAGAAGTGTTTTCGCTTTATGTCCTAGAGGTTACGGTAAGTCATCCTTTAGGATAAATGAAGCTCTTAATTTGGGTGCCATACCTGTTTATATTTATGATGAACCTTGGATACCGTTTAAAGATGAAATAGATTTTACCGAATATGGGGTACTTATATCTAACCACGATATTATTAATATAGACCAAATATTAAAATCTTTCACAAGTGTCGATATTGATAGGATGAAAAAAAAAGGACGTGAAGTTTATGATAATTATTATAAATATGAAAGTTGTTTTAATAAAATAATTGAAAAGGTGAACTTATGGAAAAAATAAATAAAAAATGTTACCTATACTTTCACCAAGGATGGACTGACATAGTTAATCAATTATCATTAATAACTTACTACTCAGAAAGATACGTTAAAGTTTATTGTATTATGAGAAGTGATGCTAAATCTTTGGTTGATTTCTATGTTAGGTCTATAGATAATGTAGAAATGTTATACTCTAGATATGTTGGTGTTAATAATTGTGATTTTGATGCAAGTATATTAAAAGATCCTAATGGTGTTATAAATTTTCACGGTTTGTTTGACAGATACCGTATTAATTTTGTTAAACAGTGTGACGACCTACCCGTACCTAAGTTTTTCGTAAATAGATTTTACGAATGTTACGGTATTGATTATATGGAAAGGGTAAACAGTTTTTCTTTTGAAAGGGATTTATTAATGGAAGAAACTGTATATAATAATTTTATAAAATTACATGGTAAAGATTATATATTATATCACTATGGTGAAAAATCACAAAACAATACTAGTATGGAACCATCCGTTATGGAGTTATTAAAAAAAATTACAGTCTTAGATAATTCTGTAAATCTAGACAGTATTAGTAACACATTTTTTGAATATATAATGGTTTTACAAAACGCCAAAGAAATTCATTTAATGGATTCTGTTTGGGCATCAATAGTTTATCAAATAGATTCTAAATACAGATTATTTAAAAACATATCAATAACAGTTTATTGTTTGAGAGGATATCAAGACATGTTCACCCAACCATTAAATTTAGATAATTGGATTATTTTACAATAAAAAGTGATTTTTATATAACATATAGTTATGAGTCGTACTGTTTTTCACATAGAAGATAGAGGTAATAAATGGATTGCCCATTGGATATTATATATGTTGTGTGGTTTACGTCATGTAAATAATAATACATCACGTAATGATAATAATGTTATATCTAATCTTAAAGGTGGTGGTATGTTAGAACAGAATGTAAATTTATATAAACCAACTAACGTGAATAAACCCTACAATATATATATACCATATATAAAAGAATTTACAGACTTCCAAAAGGAATCTTTAGAATTAATTAGTGATAGTTTTAACTTAATATCGGAAATCAATGATGATGATATAGTAATTAACAATTACGGTGAATTTATTGACATAAAAAATGGTTGTATTACTACTGAAGGTTATGAGTTTATCAGAAATCTATACCTACCCAAATGCCAGTTTGAAAATAAATTTAAAAATAAAAAATATTATTTAAGTAGATCTAAATCCCATCTTTTAAGTGGTAATCAATCAGATAATTCTATAAAAAGAAGACAAGTAATTAATGAGGAAGAATTATCCGATAGTTTAAAAAAATACGATATAGAAACTATATTTCTTGAAGATTATAATTTTAAAGAAAAAATACAGATATTCCAAGAATCCGAATTGATAATATCACCAAACAGTGGAGGTCTAACTTTTTCTTTATTCGCTGACCAAAATACAAAAATAATAGAATTAAACGTCAAAGAACCCAGTCAAATATCTAACACATATTATACACAATGTAGTTATTTAAAAATACCTTATTATAGATATATAACAAATAAAATAGATCTTAATGATAATATGATTGTAGATTGTAATGACTTTATTAATAATTTTTTAAATGAATTAAATAAATGATACCAAAAATAGTGATATTAACAAATAGTAGTTACAGTTACTTATGGCCGATAATAAATGATAGTTTATTAAGCATTGATAATGTTATGGTTTGTTGTGATAAAGATATAGAAGGATTTAAATTCAACGATAATATAGAAGTTTTTTACTACAATAAAAACTATGTCTATACAAAAAGATTGAGTCAGGTATTACATTCTATAGATGAAGATTATGTTTTTATTTGTCATGATGTAGATATACTTACAGAGTTTAATAAACATAAATTTAAAATATATTGTGAAGTTATTAAAGAATATGATATAGATAGGTTAAGTTTTGCCGCGTTTAACAACCCTGATGATGTTATAGAAAAAGACAGTATTAAAATTTGTAAACTTAAACCAAATATTAGTAGTAATTTTTACACACCTTTTGATCACTCACCTTCATTATATAAAAAAAATAGTATTTTGTATTTATACGATATTATTGATAGTACATATGCGTCATTTGAAAAGTTGCCACAAGTACAGTCATATTTCAATGAATTAAAATGTTACGGTATACAAAAAAGTGACTACGTAGAATTAAGGTATCATCGTGGGTTTGTTTACACTAAAGATTTTGATGTATTACATATAACAGTACAAGGTAAGTTTTTACCACAACATTTATATTACGATTTGAGTGATAAATTATCTTCACTAAAAAATAATTATGATTTAAGTAGTGTTGGTACACACGAAAATCATGAACATATAGATAAAAACGAAATTTAATGAAAATAGCTGTACTAATTGCAGGTTACTTTAGAAACTATAATAACTGCATCAACTATGTTTATGATGAAATTGTAAAAAAATATGATACCGTAGACATATATTTGCATATAACTAATAGTGAAAATAAAGAGGATAAATATTTTAACCAAATCAAAGAATCTGACATTAAATTAATTGTAGATAAATTAAAACCCATTAGTGTTGTTATAGAAGACAATCAAACATTTAGTAATGACATAAAAACAAATAATTTATTAAACTATTGGTATAAATTTTATAGACTTAACGCACTAAAAAAATTAAATGAAAAACAAAGTAGTAAATATGATGTTGTGGTTAAAATAAGACCAGATTTAGACATAAAAACAAAAAATTTGTTATCAAATATAAATGATAATGTCATACACATACCTATAGATAGTAAAATAGATAAATCTAAACTAATTAATGATACCGATAATTACATTTGTGATGCAATATCTTATGGTGATTCTAAAATTATGGATGAATATTTTAACATCTTCAATAATATTAATGAATATATTATAAAATACGGTAACATTTCCGAAACTTTATTATACAAGCACTTATTAGAACAAAATATACCTTACATATTAGTTGATGTAGATTATGATTTTATATTATCTAAATGTAATGTATTCGCCATTGCTGGTGATTCTGGTTCTGGAAAAACAACACTAAGTAATTTACTACAATCAATATTTATCAATTCTTTTAAATTAGAATGTGATAGGTATCATAAATGGGAGAGGGGTGACAAAAATTGGGATTATTTAACTCATTTAAACCCTAAGGCTAACCACATTACAAAAATGAAAGAAGATATTTTCAACCTTAGAATCGGTAACGATGTGTATCAGGTGGATTATAATCACAATAACGGTAAATTTACACAAAAACAGTTGATTAGTCCTTCTAACAATTTAATTGTGTGTGGGTTACATAGTTTATATCTGAATGAAAACCATTTATATGATTTAAAAATTTATATGGATACACAAGATAAGCTTAAAACAAAATGGAAGATAGACAGAGATGTTAAAGAACGTGGATACACAGTAGAGAGTGTTTTAAATACTATAAATAAAAGAAAGTCTGATTTTAATCAATTTATAGAGCCACAAAAAAATAACGCAGATTTAATTGTTAGATTTTTTACTGTTGATGATGTTAACTATAACGATTTAAATCACGAAACAAATGTGTCTTTATCACTCACAGTAAACACTAAATTTGATATTTCTAAAATTTTAGATAATTTTAAAACTAACAATATTAATTATTCACTTTTAGAAAAAAAAATGTTTAATATAGTGACATTTAAAAACTACATACCATTGAATTTTTTAAATCATAACAAATTAAAAACTAACAATTTTTATGAGTATGTATTATATTTCATTATTAATATGAGATAAGATTTACAAATATTTTTTATAATATAATATATTAGTATGGATAAACTTAAAACAATTAGTAACGAAAATAAGTTAAATGAAATAAATCAAACAACTTATGATAAATTTAATAATTTTATTTTTTCTGATGATTTAAAATTAACAGGTAAATTATTACACAGATTTGAACACTTTTTAAAAGTTAAAAACTTACCGGGTGATATTGTTGAAATTGGTGTTTTTAAAGGGTCAGGAATTTCCAGTTTTATGAAATTCATTGAAATATACTGTCCTAATTCTAATAAAAAAGTAATTGGATTCGACATTTTTGATACCGTTGAGGCTGATGAGATATTAACTAAAGATGGTAATGTTGATAAAGAGAGTATGGGTGTTGTCTATGATAGAGTAGACCACAATGATTTAACAATTGAATCGGTAATCGATAGACTTAATCAAACAAAAATAAGTTCGGATAAATATAAACTAATAAAAGGTGATGTCGAATTTACCATACCCAAATATTTAGAAGAAAACAAAGGGTTTAGGATTTCACTACTCTACATAGATGTTGATTTGGATAGGCCTACATATCATTCATTAAAATACTTATGGGATAGAATACTTCCAGGTGGAGTTATATTGTTTGATGAATATGAATATCATAAGTTTAGTGAAAGTGCCGGCGTTGAACGTTTTTTAAAAGAACGAGGGATTGAGTATAATCTAAAATCAACAAATTGGGTGGCTCCGACAGCTTTTATAGTTAAGAAAGGGTTTTAACTATATGAATGGATTAATCGTAAATAAATTATTATATCTAACAAAACATATAAGTAAATATTGTGTAGGTATGGAAGGTAATATTTCAGGTAAATATGAAAACAGTATTTTAATAAAAGCCAGTGGCACCAAATTAAGTACTCTAAGTAATAAGGATTTAGTTGAATATGATTTTTTTGGTAACCAAAAATCTTCTTTCGAAAAGAAAGGTAGCATCGAATTATCTTTCCATACCTATTTACTGAGTTTTGAAGGAATTAATTTCATATCACATACACACCCCACAAACGTATTGAAAATACTATGTAGTGATGAATATTCTTATAGTTTTGCGAATAAAAGGTTATTTCCTGATCAAGTTGTTTTTAATGGTAAAAAATCTTGTCTAATACCTTATGCTAAACCAGGTGAAGGATTAACCAAAAAAATAAAAAAACACGTTAATCTATTTATAGAAGAAGAGGGTTATTTCCCTAAACTAATACTACTAGAAAATCATGGTATAATAAGTTGTGGTAGTACAGTTGATGAGTGTATAGTTATAACGGAGATATGTGATAAATCGGCTGATATTTGGTTAGGATCCAAACTGTTAGGTGATATTAGGTTTTTAACCGATGAACAAGTATGTGAATTAATTGACGATGTAGATGAAAAATATAGAAAAGAATTGTTAAAATGAAAGTGATATATGTTGATATTGATGAAACTATTTGTGAAACACCGTCACCTAGAAATTACTTTAATGCTAAACCAATAAAGGAAAATATTGACAAGATTAATAAGTTGTACGATGCCGGTAACACTATAGTTTATTGGACAGCTCGTGGTAGTAGAACACAAATAAATTGGTATGACCTAACTAAAAAACAACTCATAGAATGGGGGGCTAAACATCATGAGTTAAATGTGAGTAAACCTTATTATGATTTATTTATCGATGACAAAACATTAAGAATAGAGGAAATATGAAATTAATATCACATAGAGGAAACATTGTAGGGCCTAACACACTTAGAGAAAACACACCATCCTATATCGACACGGCTATATCATTAGGTTATGAGGTTGAGGTGGATGTTAATTATATTGACGGTAAATTTTACTTAGGTCACGACACACCAAATTATGAGATAACAGAAAAATGGATGGAATTAAGAAAAGATAAAATTTGGTTTCACTGTAAAAATTTGGGAGCAGCTTCTAGACTAGGCGAACTAAACAAGGGTTTTATGTATTTTTGCCACACATCAGATTCTTTTGTTCTAACTAGTACAAACCATATTTGGGTACATGATTTGAATATGAGGTTGGATACCCAATGTATTATCCCACTGTTGAGTGATAACGATGTCCGTAATTACCAAGGTGTAATAGTTTATGGTGTTTGTACAGATTACATCTCACTAGCTGAATTTGATTTAAGACAAAAGGGTTTGTATAGATAATTTAAAAGACTCCAAATCCAAAGTCCAACAAGAGTTCAAACCTTCATCTAACTTTTTACAGACACCCTTTTCTAACTCAATAGTATCGAAATTATTCTGTGAGTTCCACCCAGATACTTTTTCTTTTGTATAATTAATTTTTACCGTAGACTCGTTAACTTCATAAATTTCACCAACTATGTCACCACATTTTATTCTTATAAAATTCTTGAATTCACCATCTTCTGTGTGTTTTGTATCATTAAATAATGCGTTATCAACTTGATTTAAACAATGCATAAACCTATAATTTACATCTAAAAACGTTGGTGATACTAGTGTTAAAAGTTTAGTTTCTTTAGGTGAAAACAATACATTACATAAACCACCACCTATAGGACCAACTATATATTCGGCATTACTAAATAAATCTAATTTCTCTAACGTGGTTAATTTTTCAGTAAAAATCTCAACAAAACCTTTAGACTCTAAATATTCTACTACAGAATCCTCCACCCCTAACCTACGTCTGTCGGTGTAATTAGTACCTATATTACTTAAATCATTATGTAACCAAGTACGTCTAGATATGTATATTTTTTTACCAAAGTTATTAGTAAAATGATTTTTGTGTTTTTTTACTAATTCATTATATAATTCATAAATCTCATTTCTAGGTGGTTTGTTAGAATCATTGTCGTGTGTATAAGAACTAGAACTATATACGTGACTATATTGAGTATTGTTATTAATTATTAAAATATCGTCTCTTACTATACCGAATAATTCAAGAAATTCACTAACAAAACGGTAAAATTTGTTGGCCTGTTTATTTGGATAGTTCATTAGTAATTTAACTGAGACATCGAACTCTTTAATTTTTTTATAAGTAATTAAATAAGGTAATGTATCATATACAAAGTGAAAATAATTATCTGTGTTATATACAAAAAAAAATACGGGAGTACCCTCAACTTTAGAGACTTCACATAATTTAATGTCACCCTGATAAACTATATCACCTAACGACATAGTTTTCTCTCTAATAATCCTATAAGTTTGACCATCTAAATTAGAGTGGGCCATAACATTTGGGTAAAATAAATTATCACCAACAAATTGAACATCTCTCAAGGACGATATTAAAATATCCCTGTCATTCACGTCCTTACTTAAATAAGTGCTAACAGTATTTTTGTTCGGTAAACCTTCCACCCAAACAGTTTTTTCTAAGTCAGTAATCTCTCTAATATTCATATTTACATTTTTATTAAAAATAAATATTTTTAAATAAAAATAAATGGAAAAAGATATACAATTAATAATACCAATGTCAGGTATAGGCAGAAGGTTTTTGGAGGCCGGGTATATAGAACCAAAACCACTAATAGTAGTAGACAATAAACCAATAATAGAACATGTAATAAGGTTATTTCCGAATATTACCGATATTACATTTATTTGTAACGAAGTCCATAAAAACGAAAATTTAATTAATGTATTAACACAAATAGCTCCCAACAGTAAAATTTATTGGGTGCCTAATGAAAATCGTAAAGGACCCGTTGATGCTATAAGGCAAATATTTGATTACATTGATGATGATAAGGAGGTTATTGTTAGTTATTGTGATTACGGGACTTCTTGGGACTTTAAAAAATTCTTGGATAAAGTTAGAACTGATGACGTAGATGGCTCAATACCTTGTTATATCGGTTTCCACCCACATATGTTGGGTTCGGACAATTACGCGTTTTGTAAATTAGATAATAACGGCTATTTAGAACAAATAAAAGAGAAAGAACCTTTTACCAATGATAAAATGAAAGAGTACGCCTCTAATGGTACATATTACTATAAGAACGGTGGTGTTATGAAAAAATACTTCAAAGATTTAATAGATAGGGACGCGTCAATAAATGGTGAATATTATTGTAGTTTGACCTATAATAAAATGGTTAGTGACGGATTAAAGGTTAGTGTTTTTGAAATTGATAAAATGTTACAATGGGGTACACCTTATGATTTGGAAATATATAGAGGTTGGTCAGAATATTTTTCTAATATTAAACACAAACAACCAACTATTTTAAACCCACCAAATACCACATTAATATTACCAATGGCCGGTAAAGGAAGTCGTTTTGTTGATGAAGGGTACTTAATACCAAAACCTTTAATTAATGTTAACGGTAAACCAATGATAATTCAGGCTGTTGACTGTTTACCTCAATCAGATAATAATTATTTTATTTGTTTACACGATCATGTAAAAAATTTTAATATTGACTCACTTCTTATGTCACATTATAAAAATTGTAATGTATTAGAAATTAAAGACACTACAGAGGGACAGGCTTGTACTTGTGAACTAGGTATTAGACGTTTTAACGTAGATTTAGAAAACCCAATATTCATTTCGGCTTGTGATAACGGTGTTTATTATGATACAGAAAAATATTTAGAATTAGTATCTGACGAAACAATAGATATAATAGTTTGGACCTTTAGAAATAACCAAGCCAGTAAAAATAACCCAAATGCGTACGCTTGGTTAGATGTTGATTCTGAAGGGTTTGTTAAACATGTGTCTTGTAAAAATTTTATTTATGATGACCCACTTAAAACACACGCTATTATAGGTACCATGTTTTTTAGAAAAGGCCAATATTTCATAGATGGGTTAAGTCTTAATTATAAAAAAAATATTAAAACAAATGGTGAGTTTTATGTTGATGATGTGTTGAACCAAAACATAAAAGCTGGGTTAAAAGTTAAGGTTTTTGAAGTTAAAAATTATATTTGTTGGGGTACCCCTAATGATTATAAAACATATAATTATTGGTTGGAGCATTTTAATAAAAAAATTATGGGGTGAAAACGTAAACTACACAAAAAATAATATATGACTATAGTTATCTTATAAAAAAATAATTTCGATATGATAGATAAAAAAATTTGTGTCACATTACTTTGCGATAATTTATATTTCGACCAAATGATACAAACACTAACACAACTAAAAGATTTTGGGAAATACGAGGGTGATATTTGTTTGGTTATTGGTGATGATTTACTAAATTCAGATAAACTAAATCACCCATTATTGAGTGGGGTTATAATAAAACATTTTGAAAACATTCAATTTAGTGAAGATTTTTTAGATAAGTTTTATTCAATAAAAAGGGACAAATTTTGGTCCGATAAAAAGTTTCAATATCACAAATTACATCTTTTTAATAAATTTTTTAAACAATGGGATTATGTGTTTTACATAGATTCAGGGATTAAAATTATGCACCCAATACAACCCATAATTAATTCAAAAAAAGAAAATAAATTATTAGCTCACTCTGACGCATATCACACATATGAGCGGAAATTAAGAATACAATTTGATTCAGAAAATCCTTTATTTGAGAATTTAACTAAAAAATTCAATTTAGATATTGATTATCCACAAACAACTATTATGTTATTTGATACTAATATCATAAATGATGATACTTACAAAAATATATTAGAATTAACGGAAGAAGTTAAAATATCGATAACAAACGATCAGGGTATATTAGCCTTATATTTTACAAATATTAACCATTGTTGGGAACAAATAACTACGGAAGATGAAAATACATGGTTTTATGATTATTTATTACGTCCACATAAAATGCAAAAACCACATATAATGTTAAAAAGATAATGTATTTCATTTTGTATAAAAATTAAGTAAATGACTAAAAGAAGAAGCAATAAAAAACTAACACAAGAAGATATCGAATCAATCGAGTCTTTCAATATTACTCGAAAATCCGAGAATAACGTTAGTAACAATATTTTTACTCAGATAAAAATAGATGTTAAACCAAAAACTGAAAATCAAAAAAAGTTATTACAGTCAATAAAAGAAAAAGAAATTGTGATTGCTTCTGGATTTCCTGGTACAGGAAAGACGTTTCTTGCATGTGCTGAAGCTTTAAAGTTGTTAAAAAATCATGAAACACCTTTTAAAAAAATCATTCTTGTTAAATCTGTGACAACTTTAAAAGATGAAGAAATTGGTTTCTTAAAAGGTACGATGGAAGAAAAGATGGAACCATTTATGGATTCGTTTTTAGATAATTTTAATAAAATTATTGGCGAACATTTAACATCAAAACTCCGTGAAATGAAGTATATTGAAATCAAACCGATTGCTTATGTTAGAGGTCGTAGTATTGACAACTCGATTATTATTATGGATGAGGCACAAAATATCTCCATAGATAATATGAGAACTCTTATGACTCGTATTGGTGAAAATTCAAAAATGATTATTTTAGGTGATATTAAACAAAAAGATATCCGTAACAAAAAAGAAAGTTCTTTAGAAGTTGTTATAGAACGTTTTAAAGAAAAAGAAAGTTTTGGTATTGTAGAACTTAGAAATCAAGAAGATATTGTTCGTAATCCAATCATCAAGATTATTGAAGATATTTTCGACCAAATTGAAGAAGATAAAATTAATAATGTAACTAAAAAACAAATTTTAAAAGACTAATGAGAATAGGTGTTTCAGTTAACGGTGTATTACGTGATTTTTTTGGTAGAATTGAAAAAATACATACCAAATATTTTAATCCTGAAGATGGACAAGAAGTTCAAGTTTTAGATTATGATTTAGAAAAATGGCTTTGGTTCCCACAAGAAGAAGTTGTTAAAAATGAAATTGAATTTAACCCTGGTTTTAATGAAAAAGAATTTTTATTAAGTTCAGTTGAAAGTCAAGATGTTAAACAAGTACAGGAAGATGAAATAACTGTTGAAGATTTTGTTTATGATAAATGTTGTCTTGAAATTTTTGGTTACGCCGACGAAGTTATTGATGGCGCTGTACAATCGATTAATGATTTAGAATTACACCTTAAAATTCTTAAAAAAGAACACCAATTAATTATAACAAGTCGTGAGGCAGGTCGTAGCGTACCATCTACATTATTTTTTCTATCAAAAACTGGTTGTATGATTCAAGATTTAAAGTTTACTATGGGCACAACCGATTGTTGGAACTATGTTGATATTATGATTACCGATCATCCTGAAATTTTAAAATCAAAACCCGAAAACAAAAAAGTTATTAAAATAGAAAGACCTTTCAACGAAGAAATCCCGTCTGATTACACAATTAAAAGTGTAAAAGAATTAATAGGTCTAGATATCTTTAATTAATGTTTACTTATAAGCATTAATATATAAAATTAAATTATGGGTAAAAATCTTAAGCAAGAACCGGAATTATTTGCGATAGCTGGTAATAACTATTATATTGACTTAGAAGAACTAAGTCAGTGTATCCGAATTGAAAAACCTGAAAGCATTGATGATATATTTAGTGAAACTGAATCTGAAGTTAATAAAGAAACTGACGAAAACATGTATACACAAGTAATTGACGTTGCTAAATGGGAAGTTTTAAAAATAATGATTGAATCTATTTTAAATGAGACTTCAGTCGTAGATGAGGCGATGGGCCCGACTAAATTAGCTGAACAATTATCAATACCGTTCAGACTATCTTTTAACACATTAATAAAAAACAAAATAATAAAAGAAGAAAATGGAAAATGACATCAAAAATTTAATTGAAGAATCTGTATCTAAACTGGAAAAAAAAGATTTTAAAATCTTTTTCTTTGTAATGGATACTAAAGGTAACACTATTGCAAGTGTAGCCAACATTTATGAACACGCTAAAGTATTACGTGAATTAGGTTATGACGCCCAAATTTTACATGAAAAAAATGATTATACACCGATTGCCGAATCTTTAGGTGAAGGTTATAGTGATATACCACATGTTTCTATTGAAAGTCAGCAACTTAAAGTTAACACACACGATTTTATTATTATTCCAGAAATTTTTGCTAATGTTATGGAACAAACAGCGAAGTTACCTAGTAAAAGAATCGTTTTTGTACAATCTTACGATTACATTTTTGAAATGTTAGTACCAGGTAAAAGTTGGACTGATTACGGTATTAGAGATGTGATTACCACTAGTGAAAAACAAAAAGAATACGTTGAAAATTTGTTTTCTAAAAGAATAAAAGCTGAGGTTATCCCTGTTAGCATACCAAAGTATTTTAAACCATCCGATAAACCAAAAAAACCTATTATATCTATTTATACTCGCGACCAAAGAGATTTGGTTAAAATTTACAAAGCATTTTATTTAAGATTTCCACACCTTAAATGGGTTTCATTCCGTGATATGAGAGGTTTACCTAGAGAAACTTTTGCGAAATCTTTAGCAGAATCATGTTTAGCAGTTTGGGTTGATAGAGTTTCTTCTTTCGGGACTTTTCCTTTAGAGGCTATTAAATCTGACGTACCAGTTTTAGGTTTAGTACCAGACATGGTACCTGAATGGATGTCTGATAAAAACGGTCTTTGGACACACGACCCTGTAATGATAGCCGATTTAATCGCGAATTATTTCCAAGCTTGGTTAGAAGATAGTGAACCACAGGAGCTTTATGAAGAAATGACTAAATTAAAAGAGTCTTATTCATGTGAAGAACAAAAAGAAAAAATAACCGAAATTTATGGAAAAATAATCCAAGAAAGAATTGAAGAGTTAAAATCTAACCTACCTGTAGAGAATGTTGAGTTAGCTAATAATATTGAACAATAAAATAAATAATATGTCAGAAATTAAAACAAAAACAACGGTTATATTACCTGTCCATAAAATAAATGAAGATGTTAATTCTTATTTAGAAAAAGCGGTTAAAAGTGTTGAGACACAAAAAGTTAAACCAGAAACTTTATTAGTAGTAAAACCAAAAGAAGTTGAGGTTGATATTAAAATTGAAGGTGTTGAAGTAGTTTATATTAATAATGAAGGTGAAACAGATTTTTGTTCCCAAGTAAACCTAGGAGTTGAAAATACTAAAACAGAATACTTTTCAATTTTAGAAGTTGATGATGAGTACTCAAAAATATGGTTTGATAATGTACAAAAATACATTCAAGCTTATGACGATGTTGATGTGTTTTTACCTATTGTTTTAGACGTTAATGTTGAAGGCAGATTTCTACACTTCACCAACGAACCCGTTTGGGCAAAAGACTTTTCAGATAAATTAGGTTTCTTGGATAATGATGCATTATTAAATTTCCCAAATTTTCAACTATCTGGGGCCGTTATTAAAGTAGAATCTTTTAAAGCGGTTGGTGGTTTAAAACCTAGTATTAAATTACATTTTGTTTATGAATTCTTATTAAGAATGTCTTATTACGATAAAAAAATGATGACATTACCGAAATTAGGGTATAAGAAAACAAATATGAGAGAAGATTCTTTATTCTTTAATTATTATAATAATGAATCAGATAAGATTGATGCCCTTGAAGCAAGATTTTGGTATAATACCAGTCGTAAAGAATGTTATTTTAAAGCCGACAGAGGAATAAAATATGACAGAGAAACTTCGACAATACAATAATGTCAATAGAAGAAAAAAAGAGAGGTAGAAAGCCACAAAAAGATCCTTATTTTGGTCAAGTGGAAGAAACCGCAGTTAAAGAATTTTTATCTTTAGGTGGGTTAATCGAAGATCCTTCAACTTTGGAGGGTTTTCGATGGACTGGCTCGACAAAAGATGAGTTTAGAAGAAATGAAATTTACAAACTTTATTTACAAGCTCCTTTAGATAAAATGATAGAAAGTATTATTAGAAGGTATAAACTATATTCTAAAAATATGACTTTCGAAGATTTACACTCTGATACCCTTTCTTTTTTAATGGTTAAATTTCATAAATTTAAACCTTCTAAGGGTAAAAAATCTTACTCTTATTACGGTACAATATGTAAACATTATCTTTTAGGTAAAATTATAAAAGATGATAAAAAATTAAAAACTTTAATTTCATATGAAGATGTTTCTTCTGATTTAGAAGAAAATGAAGAATATTCTTACGAAATTGATGGTACTGAAGTAGATTTAAACAGTTTAATTTATGAAATATGTGAATCCATTAGAATTGAATTGGAAAATAAAATACTAACCGAAAATGAGATTAAAGTGGGCAACGCTCTAATATCGATTTTAGAAAATTGGGAAAATATATTTCAGGGTCAAGAGGCTACTAACAAGTATAATAAAAATTTAATACTTTATTATATGCGAGAAATAACTGCCTTAGGTACTAAAGATATTCGGAACGCAATGAAAAGATATAAAACAATTTATAAGGTAATAAAAGATGGTGGTTTATAAAAACCACCATTTTTGATATTTATAAGTAAAGATTTAAATATGGCTAGACCTAAAAAAAAAGATATTAAATTAACTACTGATAGTTTTTTATCACTAACTCAAGAGGCTTATAATGAACTTGTTGAACAAAGAAGTACTTGCATTAGAACCATTAATGAAAATAAAAATAAAGTTAATGTTGAAGATATGCACGATTTAACCAATTTAAATAAATCTAATACCGATTTATTAAAAATAATTGATACCACCATTGATAAGAAAATTAGTTTAGTGAAATTGATGAGTCAATTAATATTCAAATCAAATTCTAATGAAGGAGATAGTTCAAACGGTAACATTACACCTGAAGATATGGCTTTGTTGAGAGACATTTTTAAATCTGACAAAGAAGATGATAACAATAATGATACAAAAGAATATAAACTTAAATAATGGGATTTATTGATGATAAAAAAGAAATTGTTGAAAGTGTTGCTTTATATCAAACTTTAGGTGATTTACCTAAAACTAAATCGGTTTCATCTCTTAGATCTGTAAACTCAAAAAGTAAAAACTTAATACCGTTTTTAATGGATATTTTAAGTTTAACTTGTAAGGATGATTCTAGAGTCTCAACACCACAACCAATACCCCCTGTTGATAATAACCCAACGGCAACACAAATTACACAGGTTTTACCTAGTAAGTGTGAGGCAAAAAAAATTTTATTGGATATTTTAATCGAATTTTTCCCTAAATTAATTGAAATAATTAAAAAAGCCATCATAAAAGCTATAAAAGCTGGTTTAGCTTGTAAAACTAATTTTAAGTTACCTGGCGCACCAGCAACTTATTTTGGTCAATTACCAACACCTGGCCAAATACCTGGGGTTGATGCTGTTAAAATTAAAGTACCGATTAAAAGTGTTGATTTTAATGGGATGACAAAAGTTAACCCAACTAGTAGCGTTGGTTCAACTCTTTACGGTAAAAACCCTAACAAAGATTTTAATTGGTTTTTAAATAACACAATACAATCTAACGGTACAACCTCTAATTGGAAGGGTATTATGAATTTACGTAAAACACCCAATCAAGAAGAACTAGAAATTTCTATGGACTCAAATTACGCACATAATAACGGTAATGGAAGGTCTTTTGACAATTTTTTAGGTGATTATGTTAATTCTTTAGATTTAATATCTAAAGAAAATTTAGTAGCAAAATTAGGTGACAGATTAACAGGATCAATTACATCAAGATTAAACCCACCACCTAGTTTAGATAAACTAATAGCACAAGAAAAAATTAATAGAGTTTTAGATAAAATAATTGACGGTAGTGCGGACAAAAAAGAATATAAACTTGAGGATAATTATTTTAATTTTAATGATGATGAACTTTTAGAAATAGAAGATGTTTGTAATCAAAAAATAAATGGTAGTATTAACTTAGATTTAGGTTGTGGTTTTTCACCAGTAAATTTAAATGTAGATACTTTTTTGCCTAAATTTAATGAAATTAGAAATAACCCTAAATCTAATTTGGTTTTACAAAATGTTATAGATTCTATAAATGATGATTTAACCAAAAATATACCAGCAGAAAGTTCTAGTACAGTTAAAAATACCCTAAATACTGAATTTATTAAAGAGATACCTAAAGTTTTAACTGAAATTGTCTTAGAACCTAAAATAGTTGTTTTATATCAAGTAGCCTCAAAATTGGTTAATGGACCTTTACCTAATGCTGGGCAACCAAATGTTAGTACACCAACAGTTACTACACCAACAGTGACAGTAAATCCAACAATAACGGCGGAAAACAGTTTTGATTTTGTTAAATCAACAAAAGTATTTTTTGAAATAGTAGCTAGAGAATCTTTAGCAGCTTTATTAGAAATTGTTTACAAAAAAGTTAAAGAAGTTGTTATTGTTTTAATAGCTAAACAGGTAATAGCTATAGTTAAAGAACAAATTAAATTAAGGGTGTTAGCTATTAAAAGTTCGGTTTCTAGTCAAGCAAATGATAACGTTAAAAATAATTTTAGTTAATTATGTATGGCAACAACAGATTTTAAAAATCCACAATCAGTCCTTAGTTCAATTAAAGGGTGGTTTAAGACACCTAGAACTAAAACTTTAAAATACCCAAAGCCGGTTATACTGGCATCAGAAAATAGACCTGGATTAAGTCCGAAAAAAATTGCGGCAGAGATAATAAGAAGACAATCTGAAGCTGGTTTACCTGTCGGTCCGTTATCTAGTGGTGAGATATCACCTGATGAATTAATGGAAAGAATAAGAGTTGAAGAAATTATTAAAGCTATAATGGTGGAGATGAAAACCGATGTAGTTATTAAACCTGGTGCTTTAATACAGGCTTCTGGCGGTAACGTAGGTGGTCCCATACAGGTGGTTGGTACCGTTGTGGGTTATAGTAGTGGATTATCTATGGCTAGTTAAGAATATAAATAAAATGATTAGTGAAAATATTAAAAATAAATCTAACAACGAGTTGGTTGAAATACAAAAAAAATTGGCCGATGAGTTTGAAAAAGTTCGTACAGATTTAATTAAAATGTATGATTATTGGACTTCTATTGAGAAAATTTATAATGAAGTTAACGTAGAATTAAATAACAGGTTTGGTGTAAATAACGAATAATGAGTAATTGGTATACAATTGATCAAAATAAAGAACGTGACGGTGGTAAGTATAATAGAACTATTAACTCACCGTTATGGAGGTATGGTAAAGTAATTTCAACCGATGACCCTGAACAGGCTGGTAGAATAAAAATTTGGGTTGATGGTTGGGATGATTCAGCCACTTCTTCTACTGGTTCAAAATTACCATCTTCTGATATTTTAAATAATTCTTTTCTTTGGAGTCAACCACTCCTACCTAAACATTTGAACATAATTCCTATGGATGGTGATATAGTTAAAGTAAGTACTTTTGATTATAGAAACCCATACGGTCAAAGATTTTACATACCAGTAACAAGTCAAATAATACCTGAAAGATTAGAAAGAGCTGATTACGATATTGTAAGAGGTGAACTTAGTGGTTTAGAAAAATCTGGTAACGATTTACCTGGTACTACAAAAAAAAATACAAAACTAAAAAACTGGAAGCTAAATCCGTTATCTAGTTTAGATAACAATATGAATTGGGCTATATACCCAAAAAAAGAAGATATAGCTTTAATAGGTAGAATTAATACAGATTTAATATTAAGAGACACTAGTAAATACAGTGAAATAATGTTAAGGGTTGGGAAAATAAACCCTAAAAGTATTAACGCCGGCCAAACTTACGATTTAAATATTAAAAATCCGGCATATATTTCTATAAATTTTACTAAATCGGAAAATACTTTTGGTTCTTTTAGTGATTTGAATATAGAAAAAAGTAGGTCACATATAAATTTAATTGCTGATAATTTAAATTTAATATCACATAAAGGTTCTAATATTAAAGGGTCATTTCTTTCTAACGGTGTTATTATTGAGGGTTCTAATATTAACGGCCAAATAAAAATGGAAAACAACCAACTACACCCTTTAGTTTATGGTGATATTTTATGGGATTTTCTTTCTGTTTTAAGACCATATATTGAAGGTCACGTACACAAAGCTTCTAGAAGAGAACCAGACAGTGATTTATCTAAAAATAACCTAATTAAGTGGTTTAATGATAATATGGGTGCACAAGTCTCAAAACCAAACCCAGACGGAACCTCTTATGTAGATATTGAAGATTGTACTTTCCTGAGTAAAGGAGTTAAAACTAATTAATTTTTCTAGATATTTATAGTAAAAAGAATTAATGGGAATACTACGCACATACTTCTCTAAAGATAATACTATTATTAGAAACTCATACGTTAATACAGGTAGAAACCCAATCGTAGAGTTGTTTCACGGAGGATCTTTAAATCCAAATGAGGTAAAATACTCAAGATATTTATTCGATTTTAATTTTACTGAAATTTTAAAAAAAATAGAACGTAAAGAGGCCACTCTAGATGAGATGACCCATACGTTAATAATCACCAATACATCAACTTTTGATGAAGAACAGTTTTGTAAGACACATGATTCTTGTATAGGTAGTGTTAAAAGAGCGACCTGTTTTGATTTAATACTTTTTGAAATTCCTGAAGCTTGGTGTGAGGGTAATGGTTTTGATTATACTGAAGTTAAATTAGCGTGTTCTGATAGTGATAGAACTTACTGTGAAGGGGCGTCAAATTGGTTTGTTAGAGAAAACATGATAACATGTTGGTCTAACCCTGGTGTTTACGAAGACCCTACAAATTGGTGTACGGGTACTACTTCAGGTGTGACAGGTACTACAAGTTGTACTGGTGGTACTAATTTAATTATTGCCACACAACACTTTGATTATGGTAATGAAAATGTATCTATAGATTTAACAAATTATATTAATAATCTTATATTAAGTGGTTATACAGGTTTAACTTATGGTTTAGGTATTGCCTTTGATTACCCATTAGAAATAGCACCTTTAGAAGATGCGGAATATGTTGGTTTCTTTAGTAGGGACACAAATACCGTTTATGAACCGTTTCTTGAAACCAAATGGGATGATACGATAAAAGATGACCGTGATAAGTTTTATTTAAATAAAAACAATAATATTTGTTTATATGTTAATGCAGGTGGACAAGCTGTTAATGCAGATTTTTCTGGTGTCACAATATACGACCAAAATGATAACGTTTATAAAGAATTTACATCATCTGGGATAACCCAAATAACGACTGGTGTTTATTGTGTTAACTTTTCTGTTAATTCTTCAGATGGGTATTGTGGAAATATACAATTCCGAGATGAGTGGAAAAATGTAACAATAAACAATAAAGATTTAGGTAACGTTAATTTAGATTTTATTGTTTTAGAAAGTAACGATTATTATAATATTGGTGCAGCTGGTAGTTCTAATCGAAACGGTTTAGGTGTTGGTAACGCTAATAATCTATCGATTTATGATTACGAATTCAATATCACAGGTATTAAATACAAAGAAAAAATAAAAAGAGGTGATACTAGAAGAATTAATTTAGATGTTATTGTACCTTATAGTTTCAATCAAAAAGTTGTTTTAGATAAAGTTTATTATAGAATCTTTATCAAAGAAAGTGATTTTTATAATCTTGATTATATTGATTGGCAAGAAGTAAGTAGAACACCTGATGGTAATTTCTTTACTGTAGATACCTCTTGGTTTATACCTAATGATTATTATATTGAAATAAAAATAAAATTTAATAAGAGTAATTTTTACCACTCATGTAAGCTTCTTTTCTTTTTCTCATATGATCCATTTGTTTTTGTTTCATATAAGCCATATTGTCTTGTTTACTTTTTTGTTGGACAAATGTACCGATAGTTTCTTTTGATTTACGAACCTTATCTTCTAATTTAGTAAAGTCGTTTACAATACCGTCAATTTCTTTAGAATAACCATCTTTACCTGTTAATTTAGAATTACATAAATCCTCAAAAGCCATTTTAGCTTGCTGAATCGCTCTAACAATTTCATCGACAGTAGATAATTCACCATTATTTGTTTTTAATAAAACAAGTGATTTTTCTTTTGGTACATTCGGTTGCATCTGATCCTCACCTTCCTTAATGATTTTTTTAACTAATTTTTCTATATCGTTTTCGTTTAATCTAACTACTTTTTTCATATTAAGATATTTTATATATAAATATCACGTATTAAGATAAAATTTTTACATTTATTTGACGTAATTAAATAAAAACCTTATCTTTGTAGGGTAATTAAAACAGTTTAAAATGGCTAAGAAAAAAGACCTTAAAGAACAAAACCCAAAATTTACAATTGATTTAGTTGAAATATTATCTGAGAATGATCCTTCAACAACTAACAAATATCTTCCTTTTATGATTAAACAAGCCGAGTCTTGGGTTGATTGGTTAAAAGAAGAATTAAAAAACAATACCTTTAAAGAAATGTTTGATATCATCAAAGATTTTGAAGATTTATCTTCTAAGAATCTTTTGGAGAACAAGGACATCTATTCTTATAGCTCCAACCAAGAAATTGTTGACACAATTAAATTGGCACGTGAAAAAGTAACTAAGAGTCAGGTTAAGAAGTTTGAAACCATTACGGTACACGAAGATGATAGATTTTTAGTTTTACAACCATTAACTTCACGCAGTTCAAATGTTTACGGTAAATCAACCAAATGGTGCGTATCTTCCGACCAAAATGATTTCAAGAAATATTTTAATCAATATACCGAAAACGGTGTTTTAGTATTTGTGATTGACAAGTCAATCAAAGAAGAACAAACTCGTGATAACATCTTCTCAAAAGTGGCATTCCATAATGATAAAACCAAAACAGGTCACGCAGCAATTACCATTTGGGACTCTAAAGATGATAAGGTTTCAGCTGTTGGTATGATGGAATTAATGGAAATTATCCCATCAGATGTGATGAAAATTGTTAACACCACCCTTAAAGGAAAGACCAATAGGGAGTTGGCAAAAGAAAGGGGTATTAAGGATGATGTTTATAAAGAATAATCCGTTAATCTCCATATATTAAATGGGAAGTATTTACAAAAGTACTTCCCATTTTTATTTTTATGGTATGATAAAAATGGATTTAAAAAAACACAACTTCCTTAAAAAAGAAGAATTGGTTTTTGAGGGTTTAACCATCAGTGGTTACAACATTGCTAACCAAAATTGGACTATTACGACTAGTAACACATCAAATATAATAAGTTATGTTAACGGAACTAATACTACAACCATTGCTGGAAATGTTAGATACAACAGTACTACTAACGGTAATGGTAATTTGGAATACTTTGATGGGGTTACTTGGAGAACTTTAAATTTAAGTGCTCAAGTTGTTTAAAAAATCTTTGATTGTTCTTCTAATAATACCCTGATTGTAAATATCAATTTCTTCAGGTAAAATACCTTCTTCTTGAAGATCGTATATCAAATCAAAATAAATTTTATTTGTTAATTCTTTTTTTCTACCGTCTACCCAATAGGTTTTATCATCAACCACAATGTATTTACGATTGGCATATATATCGTATATGATACTTTCTTTATCACCAAAAGTACCAACAGGATAGGTTTTAACTAAATGATCCATTAAATCAAATCCTTTTGATTGTAGAATATCTTTTCCTGAATCCAACCAATCAAATTCATTTTCATTTAAAATTTTACGTATTAAATCTTTCATGCTAAAGTTCTTGGTTTGAAGAAACTTCTAAGTTCTTCTATTTTACTATCTAATTGTCGTGTATTGTTTTGAGCAGCATTGGCAGCTTTTAACGTGGTTGTTTTTTCACCACCCTTAGTGATTCCAGTTAACATAGATTCTACATTAAACTGTAATTCACTAATTATTTCCCATAATGAAGAAATAGAAACACTTAAATCGGCATGTAACTCATCCGACATAGTATCAATATTTGATAAATTTAAAGTACCTAAATTATCCGCCAATTTAATAAAATTTTCTATATTTATAGAATCACTTTTACCTGAGGCTTTTGACAAAAATAAGTTGTAATCCATTTGATAAATCGTAACACTTTCAGGTTCTTTAATACCTAAAATAATTTTAGTAGGTACGTCTTTTAATGAAGCCGGTTTTTTTATAGAACTAGATTTTTTTTGATAAAATTTAATTTGGTATTTTTCCGTACTTGTGGTAACATCGACAGCACCAGTACCAGGTACTTGTTCACCACCTAGTAATCCCGCAATAAAAGATTCGAATAAAAAACCAGCACTTGATGAATTAAATAAATCCTTTAGTTCTTTTAAATATTGTAATAACATCATCGCACTAATTTTTCTATTTAATGCCTGACCTATTGATTCTCCTGGTCTAATACGACCGTGAATAGGATCTGATAAAAAAATAATTTTATTTCTTATATCTCCACCACGGAAACCAAGGCCTTTCATTAACCTTTCTATTCTTTTGTTAAGTTCATTATCTATTTTAACATTAACCCAGCCAGAAAAATCAGATAAATCTTCTTTTAATATTTTTGAAATTATATCTCTCATCAAATATAAATATCTTTATGCAATAAAAAAAGAGGGGTTTATACCCCTCTTTTTAATTTATATTAAGATTTTTAATTATCTTAATTCTCTTACGTCAAATGTACGTAAACCGTCAACTCTGATATGTCCGTAGAATCTGTTGTTAACAAATTTCTTAGCGTAACGAGTCATGATACCTTTTACAGGTACGAAGTTGAAAGGATTGTACATAGTTGGAGTCAACTGCATTGGTACGTATGGAGCGTAGATATAACCAGTGTCTAACAATGATTTACCTTTGTGACCAATGATAATTGAGTATGCTGGAGCGTAAGGGTCACGGTAAACAGTGTAACGACCACTTAATGAACCTACTCTTTCAATACCCATGTTATACTGATCTTGCTCAGGAGCTGCGTTAGATACGTGGAAGTATTCTAAATCGTCAAATACTGCTGATACCTCAGAAGATACAACGATAAAGTTAGCACCACCTCTTAAAGTTGATTTGTGGATTTGAGCTGAGATTTGGTTAATAGCTGTCATTAACGTTTGGTTCCAATCTTTTTGTGTATAAGCTGTAGATTGTGGTAAACGTTTCCAACCATTATAATCCCAACGTAATTGCCATGCCGCACCTTTACGTAAATCGATTAAGATTTCACGGTCAATTTCAGCTGCAATTTGTTCTGATAACAATGCTGTTAATTCAGCTTCAGCATCAATGTTGTGGAATGCACTAACATCTTGTGCTAATTCAGGAGTCCATGTTGCTCTTAACTTTCTTTCAGTTACAGATACAGTAACAGATTCAAGTTCAAAAGATACTTCACCCATTGCTGCTTCAGCTTCAAGGTCTTCATATCTTCTCCAAGTAACTACTGGTGCGATAGACTCACAAGTTGTTCCTGTGTAATCCGCTCCTACATAACCATCAAAAGTTTTTGCTCCACAAGAAATACAAGCTGGGTGAGTTAAATCTAATTCAATATAAAGTTCACCGTTAGCTGAACAAATATCACCATAATTAACGATACCTTTACCATATTTTTGTGTTACAATACGGAATGGAATTGTGTCACCAAGAGCTAAAATAGTTTGTCCGTTAGGATCAACTACAGCACCACCAGCAACAACAGCTAAAGAAGCTAAGAAAGTTTCAGTATCCATTTCATTTCCATCAGGAGTACGTAAACGACCAGGGTCACCAGAATTGTTGAAACCAACAACTTTGATTACTTGATGACGTAATGAACCGTCAGAAGCTGCAGCTGATTTTCCAGGTGCAAATTCATAACCAGTTGTACATGCTGTCCAAGCAACACAAGTACTTCCTGTCGCAACTACTAATGTAATTTTACCTTTTGATTGGTCAAATAAACCATCATTGTAAAATGCGTCATAAAGGTTTTTTAAACAACCGTTATTAAAAGTTGTTACATCACAACCAGTTTCGTCAGTTAAACATGCTGTTACTAAAGGTTGACCATGAGAAGATGTAGCTCCGTTAACATCTAAAGTACCAGTTCTGTCTGAATATTTAGGTACGAAATAAAACAATTTACCGATAGGTAAGTTTAAAGCTTGTACTGACACGATGTCATTAGCTAATAATTTAGAGAAAACACGTCTTACGATAGGGAAAACTACTGTTTCAAAAGAACCCCTTCTAAGAATCCTAAAGATTCCCATTTGTTTACCGTTGCTTCACGGATTGCTTTTTGGTGTTTTAGGCCGATATTTCCAACCTCACCAGATTTTAATAGATATCCCATTTTTATTTTTTTGTTTTTTGTTATTTATTATTTTTTATATGAGTACTCCCAAAGTTTTTTCATGTTTTGTAATTCAGGATGTACAAATACGCTAGACTCACTTATCTGAGCACCACTCGTAGCGGTTTTATTAATTTTCTCTTCGATAGATTCCTTAATAGGAGCTTTACCGTTTGAATATTCTTTTACAAGTTGTTTGTAAATTGATTGAGATTCTTTTAAATCTTTAGCTGAATCTAATCTTTTTAAAATGTCTTGTTTTTCCTCTTTAGTAGTTGCTTGTTCAGTGAATAATCTTACAGCGTAAGTAAGATTGCTGTTGAATACAGCTACTTCTTGAAGTTTCTTTCTGAATTGTTTTAAAGCATCAACCATTTTTTCTTGGTTTTCTTTTAACTCAGTGTTTTCAATTTCAAGAGTTGAATTTTTAGTATTTAAATCGGTGTTTTCTTTGATAAGTTTTGTGATTTGTGGAGTTTTAGATTCACCGTATGTAGATTTAAAAGATTCTGAACCACCCATTCTATTGATTGCGTAATCGTTATCTCTACGACCAACATGATTTCTAGTAAAAGAACTACTTTTACCTCTCATGTAATCTTTTTTAGCACCAGCTATTTTATCAGCGTAAGTTATCTCATCTTTTGGTTCAGCTAAAGCCGCGAATTCTTTTTCTTTTTCGGTTTCAGGTTTTTTACCTTTCATATAAGATTTCATACCCATATGGTCTTTTTTATCTCTCATATAAGACTTCATACCCATATGTGATTCTTCCTCTTCTTCTCCTTCTTCTTTAGAAGCGTAAGATTTCATGTAAGAAGGTTTCATGTCCATATAAGAATCTTCTGCGTAAGAAGAACCCATATGGTCTTCATGACCACCCATGTAATCCTCATCAATCACAACTTCATAAATAACACCATTGTAATTTTCAAAATTTTCACCTAGACTAATTTCTTCTGCCTCAACATTAGAAACGTTTCCAGTTGAATTAAGTTCAATTCTGTATTCTGAACCTGACTTGTTGTCTTTTAATGTAACTAAACCATTATCGTTAACGACTTCAATTTCATCATCTGGGCCCATTTTTTTAAAAACAGAGATTCTTTGTGCGTCGGTAACTTCTGGTCCTGATAGGTCAACAACATCCATGTCTTCATCACCAGATAAATCCATGTCCATGTCTTCATCACCTTCTTCAGCACCAAGGTCTAAATCCATTTCACCTTCTTCAGATTCATCACCGCCTAAATCAAAATCCATGTCCATGTCCATATCTTCATCACCTTCTTCGGTATCAAGATCTAAATCCATGTCCATATCTTCATCATCTTCAATGTCAAGGTCTAAATCCATTTCTTCATCCTCATCACCTTCTTCGGTGCCAAGGTCTAAATCCATTTCTTCATCCTCATCACCTTCTTCGGTGTCGATTGTAACTTCTTCCTCTTCATCATCTTCTTTCAATCTTCTTTTTTTCGAACCAGTTAATGATTCCTTTACCATAGCTTCAATTTCTGAACTCATTGTCTGAGACAGTATTTCTTTCGCGTTAGATTTGAAAGCGGCATCGATTTGTTCGGCCTCTAGAAGAGCTTCCTCAATAATTGATTTCTTTTCGTTTGCCATTTTCATTTTTTATTTTTAACGAATTATATTATTCGGCATATACTTACGCCGAATTTCTAAATAAATATGTGCATTTAAGGTAAAAGCGAAATGTCAATATAAAAAAGTTAAATTTTTTTATTAAAAAATTAAGATATTTATATATTGATGAAAAGAAATATTAGAAAAATATTACGTGAGTATTTTGAAAACCCTTATGAAAAGAATGATTTTATGAGAAAAGTTGATTTTGCTCAAGAAAAAGCTATAGAAGATTCAGATTACCCTGAAGAAACTAAAAAAGTTAAAAAAATTAAAAATAAAATTAAAAAAAGGGTTAAAAAGGCGTACAAAGAAGTTACAGGTGAAGAACCTGTTAGTGACGACAATGTTGTAGTTAAAATTGATGATAAAATAAAAGCCGGAAAAATAGGTTCATTTGAACACCCTGAAACTAAAAGAGATATTGGAGTGATGAAAATTCACCCCAAAGCTCTAGATGATATTAGTTACGTTAAAGATATTATTAAACATGAGTTGATTCATGCGGCTCATGGTTTAGAAGACGAAGAGGCGAGAAATCACGGAGGTGATTTTCAAAAAATTGCTGATAAAGTTGGCCTACCAAAAAAATACCGTCATTAAACCTTAACAGGGACTTCAATAACGTCTTCAATAGAACTTTTTGTTGTACTCACAATTTCATAATCCATTACAGAATCTTTTAAATAAGTACGTGTACGAGCCTCAGCTTCAGTACAAGTCATTGCATCCACAAGATACTGTGTTTTAATTTTTTTAGGTCTACCATTACTTTCATTAATGGTTTCAAATTCTACTTTCACTAAAAAGTATTTTACTGTGTTATTATCCATAATTTATTGTTTTAAATATGAATTAATTTTAGACAAAAAAAATGAATATGTAAATTATTTTATTTGGAAAGTAGATGCTAAAGTTAACTTGTAGTAAAACTGACCCCAGCCCTCAAAAAGCACCTTACCAAAAATAACGTTGGGCTTCTTCTTCAAATCTTTATAAGTAACGTTAACAGCACCTTCTTTATCGGGTCTTAACATAATTCTATTATGTGCCGAACTTAAATACCAAGAATGTACAACACTTGTTGCAATAAAAAAATCAACATTTTTTTGAACATCTTCATACTCTAAATTAAAATATTTTTTAATAAAATCTCTATAGGTTTTCGAACCAAATAAACCACAATCAGTACCGTATAAAACATTTTCTGAATAATTATAACCGTGACTATGATATATACTATCATTAATTACCATATTGTTATTATGGTTAACGGTTGTTTTATATAAATCTTTAGACCAAGACAAAGGTTGTTTACCGTTTTTAATACGATATTGATTTATAAAACTAAAAGTTAAAGAATCTAAGTTCTGACCAAATAGTACTGTAGTAAGTAGTAAAAATGTTATTAAATATTTCATAAAACAAATATACAAAAAAACCACCAATATTGGTGGTTTTTTATATTAAAATTGTGCTGTTTGTGAAAATTTTTTAAAACATGCGTCAACATTAAAACATTTCTTTTTATGTGAACCTCTATGTCTCCACCTTATGATAGGTGGTTTTTTATGTCTACCACCACCAGAAGAAACTGATGATTTAACTAAACGTATTTGAAAGGTATTTACAACTTTTTCTTTCGGTAAATTAGGTGTTATTAAACTATCAGTATATGTTATATTAATTTTAAATTTAACGTATCTAAATTCTGCTGTTTGAATCCTAGCCGATGTTCTTTCACCTTTTGACATACTTCTCGAATAGATATTAGGTCCTTGTTCAGGTTTAGCAATAGTAGAAATGATATTTGAATCAACACCATTTGAAATAAATTCATTTTTTACGGATTCGGCTCTTAATTCAGCCAACCTTTGATTACCCATTTTAATTGGTTCGGTATCGGTTGAAGACTCTATTTGTAGTAAATTTACTTTACCACCAATAGCGTTAACAGAATCAATAATAGATTCAATTTGTGATTTAGCGATATCTGATAATTGAAACCCTCCTGTTACAAAAAGGTCGTCTGAAGGTAAATTAATATCTAAAGTTTTATTTTCCACCACTACTGTGTCATTAAATAAATAAGTAGTATCCGAATCAAAACTAACATATATTGGTGACCATCCGGATTTGATTAAATTTCTAGCTTGTTCAACAGATTTAACTTTTAATTCAGTACTTTTACTACCTCTTTTTTCTAATTTTTCTAGGTTTTTTTCCGCGTTTTGTTGAATTCTTTGAATTTCTTCTGGACTTAAATCTTTAGTGAAAGCGCCTAATTTATCAGGATCGTCTAAAGTGGATTTAATTTCTTTTTTAATTCTATCATCTTTCGATATTTTATCTTCAATATTTTGAGCTTGGGTTTTACCTAAAAGGCCTGCTAAAGCCATAATAGCTGTTAACACCCATTCTTTCGGTCCTTCATTTAATAACTCATTTTTGTTTATTTTTCTTTCTTCTGATATAATTTTTTTTACAAGTCTTTCAACATCAGACTCAGTTAATCTAACTACTTTTTTCACATTTTTATTTTCACCTAATTGGTTGAAAAAACCGAATGTTTGATCAAAATCACTTCCATGTATTTGAACATTTGTCCATTCTGGTAATTCTGTTATAGTTCTACCGTGAAATATTAGTGGGTTATTAAAATCATTATAAAAAACACCTCTTTCAATATCCTCTAAAATTTTTTCATTCGTTTTTTTGTTAATATAAATTCTAAGATTACCTTCATACCCACCACGTGCCTCAAAATAGTTTTTAATCCTTGAAGTTGCTTGTGATAATGTCCATTTAGTGTTAGTGCCGTAAAATGTCATTTCTTCAAATGTTACCGGAATAACAATCAGAACGTTTGAATTTTCGAATTGTTTAGTCTCATTTAATCTTTTTTTCATTTTAAAAATTTATTCAAACTATTTAATAATTTATCATTCATTGTGTCTTTTAAATCATTAAAAGATAAGGCTTCTTTTTTAGGAGATTCTTCGATTAAATTCCATTGACAAGAATAACCGTTACAACCTTGAGTTGATTCTGTAAAAGTTTTTAAATCACCAGCGTCAGTTGAAATCCAAGAACCTGGTGTTGATGGTGAGGTTACAATATCCCAACAAATTAATTCAAAATCATCTTGTACCACATTTTTACCGTCTTCTTGTTTAAGTGAACCAACACCACGAGAAGAAATACCCACAGTCCAACCTTTTCTAATCATATTAACCACTTTATCACCAACGGAAGAAATAACCCCCAATTTATGATAACCAGGTGTGGTATCAATTTCTAATTTACCCATTAAAGTTCTACCTTCCCACCAAGTTTCTATAACCCTATGAGATACTCTATCAGCATCAATAATTGAAGACTCTGGGTGATTTAACTCACCAAGAGAAGTTCCCATTTTGATATATTCTTGATATTTTTTGTTTTCTCTTTCAAGAATCTCTTTAGGGTAAATTCTACCATTTTTATTTTCAACACCCCATTTTTGAAGTACCGCATAAACAATAATAGTATCAGGTAAACTACCGTCTTTACCGATGTTAGTACCTGATTTAAACTCTCTAATTAAATCAGCGTTTTTTATACCTTTATATGTTAAATCAGGAGCGATATAACCTGCGTCGTATTCGACCAGAATTGACTTAACCCCTAATTCATTACTTTTATTTATTTTAATACCCATAAAGTTTTCTTATATAAATATATAGTCAATTAACTTAAAAATTATTTTTTTAAAATTTTGCCAATATCCAAAACATCCCTATATTTGTACTGTTAATCAATCACCCACTAAAACAAAAAAATATGGCAACAACAAATCTTTTCAACAAAGCAAAATCAAAATCAACTGATAACAAAACTTCTAAATCAAAAGATAAATCACACGTAATACCAAAGTTTGATTCAGCAGCTGAAAAAGCTGAGTTTCACGCAAAACTTGTTAAGTTGGCAACATTAAAACAACAAATTGACAAACTTGAGGCTGAAATTACCGACGCTGATAGTTATATTCGTGAGTTAGGTATGTCCGAGTTTTCAAACTTAATTGAACGTACAGGTAAACGTGAATCATCTTTTATCATGGCATCAGAAGAAGGTGCGTCTGTAATGGTTGTGGTACAGGATAAATACAAATCAATCAACGAAGAAAGAGCTAACTACTTAAAAGAAACTTATGGTGAAGAAATGGTTGATGAAAACACTGAATTCAAATTCAATAACGAAGTTTTAGAACGTAATCAAGAAATTATCTCTGAGTTAATTGAAAACTGTAACAAAATTTCAAACCAAGACAAAGAAAATTTAATTGTTGGTGTCACAAAATATTCAGTTAAAAAAGGTTTAATCGATAGTATCTACAAACTATCTAAAGATAAAAAAGTTGGTGTGACAACTTTGTTAGCCGAAATTGAACCTCAGTTACAATTAAAGTCAGCTAAGGCTTAAAAAGAAACCCCTCTTTATCGAGGGGTTTTTTTATTTCTTTCTTTTGTAAAATTTAAAATCTTCATCTTTTTCAAAAACATCTAATATTATTTTTTCAGATATTTTATTTAAAGTTGGTAGTAATTTGTCAGAATTTATTGGTGTTGGTATTTTTTGAAACAAAGTCATTTCAACCGACATATAACTTCTTTTTTCATAAGAAATTCCTGAAGATGCCATACTAAAATCAACAATTACTTTTGGTAAAAATCTTTCGTTATCTAAGATTTCAAATAATTTCTTTTTAACACGTTTACCTTTTTGTTTTATAATACAATCAAAATCTTCTTCATCTTTATTTTTTGGTTTACCCCAAGCTGATATTTGAATATAAATGGATTCTGGGTTTCTATTGTCGACAGCCCCTGAAATAACATTGTACTCATAAGGTAGATTTAATTTAATCTCTTTTCCTTTTTTCATTTTTTATTTATTAATCTACTGTTATTTCAGTTTTACTGAAAACGGTTTCAATCATTATATTTGAAACCTTGTATGGGTCACAATTAGCCGCTGGTCTTCTATCTTCAAAATAACCCCTTTCGTTAGTGTAAGTATGTACAGGTATTCTAATACTTGAACCTCTGTCAGAGTTACCAAAACTAAAAGTTTCCATACTAGAAGTTTCGTGTTTACCTGTTAAACGTTTATCATTAAACTCACCGTAAACACTAATATGCTCTTCATGTCTTTCTTTTAATTTTTCACAAGCTTCAAGAATTTTTTTAAGACCGCCTTTATCACGCATTTCTTTAGTTGAAAAATTAACATGACAACCACTACCGTTCCAATCACCATTAACAGGTTTTGGGTGATAAGATATACCCAAACCTTTTTTCTCAGCAACTCTTTCAAGAATATAACGTGAAATCCATAATTGGTCGGAACCGTTTAAAGCAGTTACAGGCCCGATTTGATACTCCCACTGACCTATTAAAACTTCAGCATTTATACCACCAATATTTAAACCGATTTCAGTGCATTTATTAAGATGCTCCTCAACAATATCACGACCAATAACATTGAGACCTCCGACACCACAATAATAGTCACCTTGTGGTCTTGGTGCACCTTGTGGAAGGCCGATATTAAAACCTAATGGTAAACCACCATCGTATTTAAAATGATTATTTGGGTCTACCGCGTGTGTAATAACATATTCTTGTTCCCAACCAAACCAAGGAACTTCCGATAAGTTAGCGTCGTACTCTTTAAATTTAAGGTCAGTTAATAACCCCCTTAATTTACTTCTTGTGTTTGATTTGTGTGGTGTCTTACCGTCAGGGTTATAAACTTCACAAAGTACTAGTTTGTGACCTTTACCTCTAAAAGGATCGTCAACAACGTAAACAGGTTTTAAAACACAGTCGGTACCGCTAAAATTATATTTTTCTTTATCACCAGCTTGTTTTGTTGAACTTCCATCGAAACTCCATAAAGGATAGGTCTCTGGGTAACCTTGTTTAGAATTACCTTCTCTTTCAAGAATTTCGGTATTGTCTACAACCTTTGTCTTACTTCTTAGATTTTGGGGATTGTTACCGTCCAACCAAATATACTCTAAAAAAATTTTACTCATAATTTTGCCATTATTTTATTTTTATTATATGTTAACTAATGATACTAAAATAATTCTATTTAGAAAATAGGCTAAAACAAAAAACCCCACTAACGTGGGGTTTAATTTAAAAAAATGGTTTTAATGAGATTATTATACCTATTAATATTTGTATAAATAATAGGATTGCGATTGTTGCCGTCCATCGATTTTTTTGTTTATAAATCTCATCTTTTGCCTCCTTCATCTGGGAAGGTGACCAAATTTCATTAATTTTTTCTTGCCATATTTTAATATCATTAACATTTTTTTCAGTATTTTTGACATCACTTAATTTTGTATTAATATCTTTAAATTTTTCTTCAATATTGTCCCTTAAAGATTCATAGTTATTATTCATCCTATCTAATTCTTTTAGAACTAGTTTAGAATATTCAGCCCAAAGTGTTTTAAAATTATCTTCGTGTTCAGACATTACATAATATGTTTAGCACCTTCTATTAGTCCTATTATCGAGGTGAATAAAGCCTCATAGGATTTTAATTTACATCCTTTATTAGAATCACAATTAATTTTATCAATTTCATTATGAATTAAATTATCTATACTTTCAGTTAATCTACCATAATCATTATCGTCTGAAAAATTAAACTCTTTAGTTTCTATTTCTGTAACTATTTGTCTTAATTTTTTTAAATTTTCTGATTCAGTTTTAACCATGGTTTTAATACATTAAGATAGGTTATTTTTTAATTCATAAACTTTCAATAAGTCTTCCTTAAAAGTATCTTTGTTATATTTCATATCACGTATAATATCTTTTGTTTCTAAAAGTTTAACTTTAATTTCAATATTACTGTGGTTATTTAACGATTCATTTATTATACCAATAACATCCTTAGACAATTCTTCTAACAAAGATTTTTTTTCGTTTTCATTTTCGGATAGAATAACTTTTAGGATTTTTTTATCTTGTTCAGATAAATCGGAATATTTTTTATTATATTTTTCAACAACAATATTTAAAAACTTATTTGCATCAACAGGTTTTTCAACTTCTTTAGTTTTAGTACTTTTAGGTGTTGTTAACCATGTTTTAACCTTTTCAAAAGATTCGTGTAATTCGTTAATATTTGTAACATCTTTTTCAAAAGTAATTAACTTATGTAAAGACTCGTGTAACTCAGAAGGTTTTTCCGTTAGTTTGTAACCATGTTTTTTTAATAAAGAAATTAATTGGTTATTACTTTCTTGAATATTTTTAATTTTTTTGCCCCTAGTATCACGATATTTCTCCAATAAACTTAAATTTTCTTTAAGATATTCATTAGCCTCAATCTCAGATTTAGAAAATTTATTTTCAATGTTTTTATAAACAATAAAATTAGATTTTAAAACCTCATTTTCTTTGATTATTTTTAAAAATTGTTTATACAATTTTTTACCCTTTTCGTCTCCTTTAACATGAGACTCAATCAATATTTGGGTAAACTTATTTTTTAACGTACCAAAATCCATCTTATATTTTTATATATAAATATTATTAATCTTGTAATAAATCAAAATCATTATTACTATCATCGTCATCACCTATTAAATTTTTAATACCCTCAGTCATCATCATTATATCTTCATTTTTTTTACGACCCTCCAATAGTAATTTATCGATTATAGACTTATCTTTATATCTAAAACTCTCACCGAATCCTGTTTCAGTACCGCCAGCTTCTTCTCCACCACCAGCTTCTCCACCGGTTTCACCACCTAATTCTTCTCCACCACCACCTAGGTCAAAACCTCCACCACCACCTAGGTCAAAACCTCCACCACCACCGGTTTCAGTACCACCACCAGCTTCTCCACCGGTTTCACCACCGGCCTCACCTCCACCAGATGCTGGAGCACCAATCTCACCGTATAATTTATCAACACGTTCAAAGAAACCGGTTTTCTTAATAATTTCAGCCGTATTTTCTAATTCTTTAGAAGCGGCTCTTTCCATTCTTTGTTGTTCTAAATCAATTTTAATTTCCTCATCAGTCCAATTAAAAATGTTCTTTTTAGCCCAAGTATGTGATGTAGGTGCCATACCACTATCAATTTGTGAAACCAAATCTTTATATAATTGAACTTTTTCTTTCCATTGTTCAACTTTTAACATTTCACCTTGCGTAGATGGGTTAGTTAGATTTAAAGTAAAATTATTTAAATCATCGTGAAAACCTAAAATATAAAGATGAATTATGGCAACTTTATTCAATTCTTGAATCATTGATTGTTGAATTCTGTTAATAGTTCTAGCAAAACGAATATCTAATAAAGCTAAATTTTTACCTTCACCAGGTGAACTATCATCAGTAAAACCTAAAAAAGCTTTTGGAACTCTTAAAGCGGTTAATAATTTTTTTTGTACATATTCAATGTCAGCGATTTGGTCTAAATTACCAGCACCCGGTAAAGTATCAATAGGGTTTGGGGCATTTTGGTCACGAACAGGTACAAAGTAGTCTTGGTCAACAGCTAATGTGTTGTAACGTAAATCTACTTGTCCAGATTTTTGGTCGACTATTTGTTGTCTTTTAAATTTATTAGCAACTTTTTGTACATAAGCATCAACATCTTTATCATCTATGTTACCAACGTAAACTTTAAACACTCTTCTTTCAGGTGCTCTAACAACACGATAAACTAACATCGCGTCTTCAGATAATAATAGTTGTTTCCAAACACGTCTTGCTTTTTCTAAAACAGATGTACCGTAAGGTAAACGTCTATCATCACCTAACAATCTAAAATGAGCGATTTCCCATGGGTTAAAATCCATATTTTTTTCACGCCAATTAAAGACCACACGTCTTACTTTATTGGGTTCATTTTTATTAGGTTCATTTTTATTAAATTCATTTTTATCACCTTCTTTAGTAGGGAATAAATTATCTTCTTTACGTTCCATCTCAATATTAGTTAATTGTGATGTACCTAAAACACCTTTTTCACGATCTATTTTTAAAAAAACAAAATTATCACCGTATTTACAAGTATTTCTTGTCCACATCGGTAAATTGGTTTGAATATCAATTACATTATAAAATAAGTCCTCTAAAACATTTTTAACTCTTCTAGAATTTGATTGTATTGTTAATATTTTACCTTGTTCACTTGGTGTACAAGATTCTTCAGCCATAATATCTAAAGCTGCAGCAATCTCAGGTGTGAATTCCATCGCCTCATAATCCATGTAAGACGCTAGTCTAGATGTTTCATAATAAACAGCTTTTTGATATAACTCACTATCAACTCGTTGCCATTGTGCTTCAAGATAATGTTGTTGTTGTAATTCTAGTTTTTGTTTATTATAATCTTCTTTGGATTGTGTTGTAATTAAATCACCATCACCAAAACTGTATTTTGGTGTTGATTTTTGTATTTTTTGATTTTGTCCAAAAAGATAATATAACTTTTGGTATATTGTTAGATTTTTATTATCAGCCATTTTTATATATTTTTATCAAACATTTAATTTAAATTAAGTATTCTAAATGTGAATGTTAAACCACATAATCGCAGAAAACATAGGCTAAATGATTACCGTCTGGTAATTCTTTATAAACATATGTTACTACATTATCAATTCTGTTATCACAAGTAATAGATCTTTGTTGTATTGTATTTTGTTTTTGAAATGGTTGTGGCTTCCATGTATAATAAACTGGCCCTGAACCACGTCTAACATTAAGTTTATTGTTTGCCATTTAATAATTTTTTATTTTCATCTTTATTTTTAAACCCAGTCATACCAAAAAAAACCCAATTATGGTCAGAATTGGCCATTTGTATTTGTTTTGATATATCTTTTTTTGGGTTATTAATTTCACTCATACTATTTAACTCACTAATACCATCATTTGTGTTTGTTGAAACAACCCACGAATCTAACATTGCTTTAGTTTGACCCTTACTTTTTTCAAAATCTTTAAAAGAAGTTTGAGCAACATAACAACACATTGCAATAGCCATCAACAAATCATCGTGATAACCTTTCATATGGTCAGGGCGACCGTTTTTAAAAACAAAGGTATCCATTTCAGCTATAGCTCTAATGGAACGTACTTTAAATGAATCTAATCTAACACCCTCCTCCAATTTGTTTACAATCATATTTCTATTTTTTTGGAAATTTAACCCTGGCAATTTCCCATCCCTCATATGTCGTTCCAAATTCTTATTATTGGTGATTGAATCTATACCTAAAACAACATCATAATACATTTTTTTAGAAGAATAACCTAACTCAATCATCTTTAAAACAGAAGTACCACCGTAACCACCAGTAACATCAACAACCACAAAGGCTTCATATCTATTACCGTATTCTACAGCAATCTCACCTAAAGTATCAGGTGTAACTTTACCATGATATTCAGCAACTTGATTTCCTGTTATGAAATCCATAACACAAATCGAGGCAAAGTCATCAGCAGAACCTGATGCAGCATCGACTGATAAAATATATTCATGACCTAGTAATGGATCTTCCCATATCCACATGTTACCATCCAACCATTCAGTTCTAATAGGGTCTTTAACATTGTTTTTCTTTTGATACTCAACATATTTTGAATTAATAACATTATCACCTGAACCGTTAAACGCACATAATAACTCTTGTGCAATGGTTCTAGGGTTGTTATTTAACTGACCACACATCATTTCAAACCAAGGAGCGGTTGGTTGCCAACCATCATTTTCCAAATCTTCAAAATGT